AAATATCCTAAATGGTCAAAAGGAGCAAGATGTGGTAAGTGTACTTGCTTTATAGATGCTAAAGCATCTCTAACTAAAGAGTTCTTTGGTGAGTGTCCTTTAGGTAAGTGGGATAAGTAATAACTAAACTTTATAATATGCAAAATCAATTTGATGTAGTTCTATCTAAACTAAGCGATGAAAGAAAAAATGAAATAGTAGCCAATCAAGAAGTAAATCTTAAAGACATGAATGGAAAGAATATGTATAATGGTCATGCTTTAGATTATTTTTTTAGATTGTGGCATGTATATTTTCCAAACGTAAGACAAACTAAAACTTGCAAGGGCTGTAGAGATGGAGTAGTTAAATTTTTTCATGGTATTGCTGATCGTATTAAAAAACAACAAAATGATATAAAGATAGAGGCTGAGGTAAAATTATTTGAGGAAAAAGCAAAAAAGAATAAAAAAGCAAGAGCAAAAGCAAAAGCAAAAAAATCTACAGCTAAAAAATAAATATGGCTAGACGACAAAACGACATTGAAATTGTTGAAGAATATTTAGAAATATTAAATGATGAGGTTTCATTAAGATTCGGAGAAGCAACTTCTAAAGACACTATAAGACATTTGATTGAAAAAGGAATAATAAGTCCTAAAACTTTAAGAAATTATATGATAATATATGATTTTGACACTATTCTAAAGTATAATGAGGGTAATAGAACGCACACCTTTATGGATTTATCAATTAAATATCACATCTCAGAAAGACAAGCTCAGAGTATAGTTTATAAGGAGAGAAAGAAGATTGAAGCTACTTCAAATATAACTTATTGAAATTTATTCCAAAAACTGCGTAAAATTTAAAATTCTATAATATATTTTTGCTGTTATGGATAAAAATTGGTACAACATAAGTGGAAAAGCATCAGATGGTATAGTAGACATTTACATATTTGATGAAATAGGTGCATATGGATTAAATGCACAATCGTTTATTGATGAAATCAAGCCTTACAAAAACTCTCCTTTAAATATACACATTAATTGTGTAGGTGGTGATGTTTTTGATGGAATGGCTATTTACAATATCATCAAAAAAAGAACTGCTAAAACTACAGCTTATATTGAAGGTATAGCTGCTAGTATGGGTAGTGTTATTGCTCTAGCTGCAGACAATGTAGTTATGGCTGAAAACTCTCTTTTTATGATTCACAACGCATGGGGTGGAGCTATGGGAGAAGCTAAAGAAATGAAGAAAACAGCAAAACTTTTAGATAAAATAAGTGGTGAAATTGCTGATATATATGTTAAAAAAACAAAATTACCTTACAATAAGGTAGAAGAAATGATGGATGAGGAGACTTGGTTAAATGCTGAAGAAGCATACGAACTTGGTTTTGTTGATTCTATCTCGGATGCTATTAAAGTAGCAGCCAAATATGATGTTTCTAAGTTCAAAAATATTACAAACGAAGAAATATCTAATAAACTAAGTGTTAATTTAAAAAGTAAAAAAATGACTGATGAGTTAAAAGCTTGGTTTAATGGTAAAGTTGAAGATATTATCGCAAGAGTAAAAAGTGAATCATCTGACAACGATGCTGTTGAATCAACAGAAGTTAGCGAAATAACTATAGCAGACGAAGCTGAGATTTTAAATAAATTCTCTGATTTTGAATCTAAAGCTATTGAGCTTAATGGGTCTATTGCTGAGTTGGAAGGAGAAAAAGAAACTCTTACAGCAGAGGTAGAAAGACTAACAGCTTTATTAAGTAAAGCAGAAGCAACGGGGACAGATATTTCTACAGACGGAGACCCTGCGGTAGTTAAAAATGAGGTAGAGAACAAAGATGATGCGTTTTGGAACAGTATAGTAGCTAAAATGAATCATATTAATTAATATAAACTTAAAAAGAAAAAAAAATGGCAAATGTAGCAGGAAATGGTATAGGAACTGCATATAACGGAACCTATGCAAGTAAAATTTTATTAGAGCCTATGTTTACTGCGGATGATATTTCAAGAAATTACACTATCTACCCTGCAGTAAAATATAAGCAAAACATAACAATGGCACCTTCTTTGAAGGGTATAACAGCATTACACTCAGGATGTGGAGCAACAAATACTTGTCCGGGTGGAACATTTAGTGTAACTCAAAAAGTGTTAGAAGTAGCAAATGTATCTGTTAAGCAGACACAATGTTGGGATGAGTTTAAAGATGAGGTAATTGTAGAGTCTTACAGAAATGGCGTAAACATGCCTGATCTAACAGGAACACAATTAGCTGAAGTAATCATTGACAGAGTTAGACATGGTATTGAGCATGATATGGTTAGGAATGCTTGGTTTGGAGAGGCTACTATTACAGTAGCTTCACCTGATTGTACTTACCAGTCAATGGGTAATGGATTATTCCACCAACTATCAACTGGAACAGCTTTTAGAGGTGGTACTAGTCAGCACATGAATGAAGTAGTGGGAGGTTTAACTTTAGCGGCAGCAACAGCTTCTTACGCAACTGTAGGGGGATTAATTAGCAATGCAGACGTTATCTTATTATTAGATAATGTATTTAATACTGCACCAGTTGAGTTACAACAAGTACCTGCATCAGAAAAAAGAATGTTTGTTACTCCAAACGTATATAACGCTTGGTATAACTGTTTAACTGCAGTAGCAGTAAATGGAGCAGTTGATTACGGACACTCTGAGGCACAAACAGGTAAAGGAAGATTATTCTATAAAGGAATTGAGGTTGTTCCTTGTTACACTTGGGATGAGGCATTAGCTTTATCAGCAACAGGAGCAGGAATTGACTTATCTGCAGCGTTTACTCAAGCAGGTGCAACAACAACTACTCAAACAACTAATGGTGTTGTTTATACAGCGAAAGCTAACTTATTCATTGGTACTGATGTAACAAGACCTGAGAATGAGCTTAAAATGTTCTATGACGAAGCGTCTGAGAATATGTATGTAAGAGCAGGATTTACTATGGGATTCCAGTACGGATTTAACTCTCTAGTTAATGGTGCTACCTTAGTAGGGTAATATTTATAGTAGATAGGGAGGGAGAAATCTCTCCCTAAATACTTTTTTTTAACTTTTAAAAAAGAACAAAATGGCAATAACAAATGGAATAAATATAGATTGTTCTAACTTGCAAGCAGCAGGAGGTATACGAAATATTCTTATTAGAACTTGGGCGACTGGAGATGCTATTAGTTATACTAATAATCCAACTTCTCACGCTATATCTAGTATTGTTGATACTGGAGGCTCAACAGCTACTTGGTATAATTATGAGTTTAAGAACGAATTACCTTCTCTAACTGTTACTGCAGCTAAAGAGAATGGTTCTACTTCGTATGAATGTACTTTAAGTTTTATGATGCCTGAAATGACAACTGATAAGATGGCTGTATTACAGCAACTTATGGACACTTGTATGATGGTTATAGCAGTTGGTAATAATGGTAAAAATTATGTACTAGGTGTAAGTCAAAAGTATCAAAATGAAAAGGCAGAAATCAGAAATCAAACTTTTGCTAGTATGACTGCAGCAGAAGGTATTTCAGGAGCTGCATATAATGATGATAATGGTTTAACTGTAACTATGAGTTGTAAGCAGTATGAGGCTGTAAGACTTTATACAGGTACTTTAACTTTATATTCAGGAGCAAGTCAATCTACTACATCGTAATTAATAATAATATAATAAATAAAATAATATGGCAATAGCAGATGGAATGGCAATTAATTGTTCTGACTTACAAGCGGTAGGTGGAACACGCCTTATAGCAATTAGAGAATGGGTTTCTACTGATGCGGTTGTTTTTGACGACCCTAATCATGATATAACATCTATAAAAGATAGTGGAGGCTCAACAGCTACTTGGGGAGTTTATGAAAGTAGAATAGAATCTTCTTCATTAACTATTTCAGCAACTAACGAAGGTAAAGAGTTTACAGCATATGATTGTACTGTGTCGTGGTTCATCCCCGGCCTTACAGCAGCTCAGTTTAAAGGACTTCATGACTTTGAAGGTGGTAAATGCTTGATGGTAATGGTTATTGATAATAATGACAATACTTCAGGTACTACGCCTCCTGCAGGAACTTTTGCATCTAATAAAGTAATTGGAGTATCTAATACTTTACCAAATCAAGATAATGCTTCAAGAACTCAGCAATTTTGTACTTTAAGATCAATTGAGGGAGGAACAGGAGCTGCATTTTCTGATGAGATAGGTGTTACTGTTACAGTTGGGTGTATCATGTATGAAACGCCTAGAAACTATGAAGGTACTATCACTTTAGGTGCGACTGGATTAACTTTGACAACAGCTTAATAATTAAGATTAAATAAGAGAGTGTTAGTTAATAACACTTTCTTATTAATATCTTTTTAGTTATGTGCGACTGTAATAAAGAAAGAAGTGTAACTTTGACAAATATATATTTAACTATGGCAGAATATAAAGTAAACAGTAAGGCAATCAAAGGAGTGAGACTTGCAGGTAAAAAAAGTGTAGATTTTAGAACCGAATTAAGCCAAGCAGATTTAGCTTACGCTTATGAGGAATTGAATATAACAGATTGGATAGACAAAATAGAAAAATCAAATGAAAAAAACACTAGCAAAAAATCCAAAGAAAGCTCAAGTAAAGCGAAAAAATCAAAAGACTAATACTTTTGAATTTGGAGTATTTGACCTTACAGTACCTCCTAGTATAAAAGAGCCTAAAGACTTAAAAGCTCTAAATAATGAGTGGGTTCCTTTTGGTGAAGACAATCTTTTTCCTCAGTATTTAGCTGAGTTAAAGCGTAAATCATCTACTCATAGAAGTGTACTAGCACAAAAAACTGTATTTACAAGTGGTGCTAAATTTGTATGTGAGAACGAATCATTAAGAGAATTTATTGAAGATGTAAACGCTGACAAAGAATCTTTAAGAGATGTCTTTAAAAAATTAGCTGACGACTATTATACTTTTGGGAACGCATATATGGAATGCGTTATATATGATGGTGGAGTTAATATTTATCACTTAGATGCTACGACAGTTAGAATGTCTAAGACCAAAAAAGAGGTTTATGTAAACCCTGACTGGTGTAAATACTGGAACGTAGATAAAAAAATAAAAAGACTACCTATTTATCCTAGGGTAGCACACAATAAGTTTGTAATTCACTTTAAGGATTACGAGCCTACATTTAACTTTTATGGATTACCTGACTATGTAGCAGCACTAGAGCATATCTGTGTTGATTATGAGATTGGTAAATGGAATCATACTAAATTCTTAAATGGCTTTCAACCTTCTGCTATCGTAGAGATTAGCGGAGACATGGGTGAGAAGGAAGCACAAAAAATGGTTCACGAAGCTCAAAAGAAGTTTGTAGGAGAAGGAAATAATGGTAAGATATTATTTATTGTAAAAAATGGAGACACATCTCCTGCCAACGTACAAGTCATTAAAGATGATCAAGAAGGCAGTTGGATTGATTTACAACGAATTACTGACCAAAATATTATAACTGCTAATAGATGGCAGCCATCACTATCAGGTATTGTAAGTTCAGGTAAAATGAATAATACAGGTAGTGAGATTAGAATTGCTTATGACTTAGTAATGACAACAGTAATCAGAGATACATCTGAGTTGATACTAAATGGTATAAGAACAGTTCTTTACAATGAAATGGGTTATGACCCTAAAGATTTAAAGATACATTATGAGCCACCAATTTCTTACTCTAATGATGTAGATATTAGAGAGGTTCTAACTATAAACGAGCAAAGAGCATTAATAGATGAGGATTTACCTATGTTAGAAGATGGTGATATGTTTGTTGCTGACAGAGAAGTTATAGTTGTTGAAAAAGATGAGGATGGAGATGGAGAGATAGATGAGACAAAAGAAATAACAGTAGAACAATAAGACATGGCTAATACAAGACAATACACAACATTAGTTTCCGCAGGAGAGGTAATTGATAAAACATTTACTAATAAAAATACAGACCCTGTTTTGGTTTCTGAAAACACTATTGTTTTAGCTGAACTTGCACATATTAGACCTCTTTTGGGTGAAAAGTTTTATGCAGAATTAAAAAAGGAACACAATGATGGCACTTTAAGTGTTAATAATCAAGAGTTTATGCAGTATTATTTAGAGGACTGTCTTTCTTGGTTTGTTAGATTTGAAGTGGTAAATGATATAATGAGTAATATATCATCTAGCGGGGTAGTACATAATATAGACGAGTTTTCAAGAATAATAAGTGAAGATACTTATAATACTTTTAAACAAGACACTTATAGAAAGGCAGAGATATTCGCTAATGATATGATGGATTTTTTAAATTCAACTGATGAGAAAGGTAATTACCCTACTTATGAGTCTAATAAACCTAATAGCATGAGAGATACATATAAGAATCATGGAATGATATTTTATGATAGTATATATGGATATAATGGTGTTGATGGTTGCTTGAATTGTGGGAATCCTTATGTAAGAGGTGAGTGTAACTGCAATTGTATAGATTGCTAAAAAAATAATAATATGTCATCAAATCAACATAGCTTAATAACAGACCCGCACATTCACAATCCTAAAGGATATGAAACTGCTCCAAATGGAACTGTAATGACTAAAGGAATTAGTGTTAGTGGATATAACGATGGAGCTTTAGAGTGGATTCCTCAAACTAAAATTGGTGCTACAAATTATGAGCTTCAAGGTTATGTAACTGGTGCTAGTAATTATTTTAAAGGAGAAGATATTGCTAATACTAGATCACCATATTTATTTGGAGAGGATTATGGAGCAAGTACCATAACTACAGGGGTTTCTACAATAGACAATAGTATTATGTTTAGAACTGGAATGAATTTTCACGTTGTTTCAAATTCTACAGTAAAATTAATTAGCGGATATATTACATCTAATGGTTCTAATAATGTGCAAATAGCTATTTGTAAAGTGACTCCTACATCTTCTTCATCACCTCATGTTATTGACCTTATTGACGTAATTACAGTAGCAGGTGGTGGCGGCAATGATATTTTAGTGTCATTTAGTGAAACAGTTTTTTTAGCAGATACTTTATCTGCAGGAGATATTGTATTTCCAATGATAAGAGAGGATGGAGGGACAGGATCAAGTATATATTTAAAAGGAACAATACAAACAATTTGTTATTAAGGTAAAATGAAAAATTCAATGAAAGATACGACAGAGGTGTTAGTTGCAAATGGGGGAGTTTTAGGATTAAGTTTGGCAGAGTGTAACGAAATATTACTTTTAGTCAGTACATCATTAGCAATAATTTTCACACTTTATAAATTCTACAAGTTATCAAAAAAGAAATAATATGGCTAAAATTAGCTTTGTTTTTAAGTCAAGTTCTAGGAAAAAAAGGAAAGGCGTTCATTCTAAAAACGCTTCAAAAGGTCAAAATGGCTATAAAAAGAAATACAGAGGTCAAGGCAGGTAAGTGGTATAATGACAAGTTAAGAAATATGGATATTAAGCATTTTAAGTTATCCGAATTTGATTGTCCTTCTGATAGTGGATCAGGAGAAAATATGTGTCTTGATTTTTTAAGTAAGTTAGACAATGCTAGGGAGTTAGCAGGGGTTGCTTTTAAAATTACTTCAGGATATAGGTCTCCAAAACATAATACATCAGTAGGTGGAGCTTTAAATTCTTCACATATGAATATACCATGCAATGCTTGTGATATAGCAGTACCTGACAGCTCTACTAGATATAAAATTGTAGACTCCCTTTTAAAAATGGGGGTAAATCGCATTGGAATTGGTAAAAATTTCATACATTGCGACACCGACAAAGAAAAAAGTCCAAATGTTATTTGGCATTATTATTAATTAAAAACAGAAAAAATGAAAAAGTATTTGATAGGTAAACTTTTAACTTCAAAAAAGGTATGGCTAGGTATAGCATCTATGGTGGTGCCTTTAATTGCAAAAGCACTAGACGTGGACGAAGAAAGTGTAAGCCAAATTTGGTGGTCACTTCTAGCTATGTTATTTGGACAATCTTTTGCAGATTTTGGTAAAGAATCAAAAAAATAATGTATATTTGTATTCCTACTTTGAGTGTTTTCATGGTTGGATAGTTAGTAGTTAAGAGTGAGAGGTTAATAACTTCTCACTTTTTTTTTATATCAATATTTTTTTTTAATAAATTTGAGTATGATAAAAAATGGTAAAAGATTAAGACTCACTATAGAGGAGGAAAACCTCATCTATAAGTTTAGAGCAAATTCAATAGATAATTTTAACGACAATACAGCATTAGATATGCACCTTGCAGAAAGAGGTATAAAGAAAAAAGATGTTGTATCTGTAAAACATTGGCAGTCTGCAAGTGGTGAGTTAAGGTTTTCTATAGTAACAAAAGAGGATTGCGGATTAGATGAGAATCAAATATTTGATAACGTTAATAATTTTATAGAAAAATATTCGCCTGATTATACAGAGATAAAAAGAAAAAAAGGGAATCATCTTTTGGTTATAAATCCTGCGGACATTCATATAGGTAAGTATGCTAATGAATTAGAGACTGGAGAGGCATATGACTGTGAAACTGCTGTTATGAGGGTTTTAGAGGGCGTTAAAGGCCTTATAGATAAGTCTAAGGGTTTTGACGTAGAAAGAGTCTTATTTTGTATAGGAAACGATGTTTTACATATAGATAATGTATATAACACTACAACTAAAGGAACACATCAAGATACTGATGGTAAGTGGTGGGAGCATTATGAGATTGCTTTAATGTTATATGTTAGAGTAATAGAGATGTTAAGAAAGATTGCTCCTGTAGATGTGTTGCACTCAATGAGTAATCACGATTATCAAAGTGGATTTCACTTAGCCCATACTTTAAAGTCTTGGTTTAGAAAAGCTAAAGATGTTTCTTTTGATATAAGTGTAGCACATAGAAAATACTATCAATATGGTGAAAATTTGATAGGTTTAGAGCATGGAGATGGTGCAAAAATGGACAAATTACCACTTTTAATGGCACAAGAAAGACCTCAGATGTGGAGTGAAACTAAATACAGATATTGGTATTTACACCATTTACATCACAAAGTAAAACACAAATGGCTAGACGCAAAAGATTTTATTGGTGTTACTGTAGAATATATGCGAAGCCCATCTTCAGCAGATAGTTGGCACTCAAGAAAAGGATTTACAGGATCATCAAAAGCCTGTGAGGCTTTCTTACATGATAAAGAAAGCGGTCAAGTAGCTAGGCTTACTCATTACTTTTAATTTAACCCTTAAATAACTCTTTGTATAGAGTATTTTATACTCTTAAATATAAATATAAAGAAAAAGTTAAAGATAAATACTAGGTTAAATATAAATAAATTAAACATTTTTTATAAAAAACTTAGTAAATATTTTGGTAGTTTAAAAATATGTTATATGTTTGCAGAGAATTTTAACTAACTAACTATAAACTTAAAATCTTTACATATGGAAAATTATACACCATTTCATGATGCTATCGTAGCAGATGTAAAAAAGTCTAAAGAAACAGAGATTAAAATATTACGAGAGAACAATCGTAAAATGAAACTAGAGATTATAGAATTAAAGCAAGAACTTAATTCTAAAGAAAAAGCAAAGTTACTATTAAATAATATTAACTTTCAAATAAGAGAGTATTTAAAATAACTCTATTAATTAACTAACTATTAACTAAAATTATTGAATCGTGAAAACACAAACGAGTGACATTCTGCGTCACCTTAAACAAGGCAGAAGATTAACACAAAAAGAAGCAATCAACGAGTATGGTGCTTACAGACTAGCAAGTATTATATATTCTCTAAGAAAAAAAGGCTATAATATAGAGTCTCAAGATGTGGATGTGCCTACTAGGTATAAAAAACTAGATGGCAGTCCTAAAACAGCTAGTATCGTAGAATATAAAATTAACAACTAATTATTAATTAAATTTTAAAAACAATGAAAAAAATGGAAAACACAACAGAATTAAAAGAAACTAAAGAAGAAACTTTAAAAAGACTATTCATAGAAAATGGATTAGTTAAAGAAGATGTCTATAAAGACAAAAGAGGTTTTGTAATTATTACAAGAACTGGTATAGACAAGATAGTATCTAAACAAAATATTTCAGTAGCTTATGAGCCTGTAGTAATGGAGAAAGACTGGGTTGTAATGAGAGCAACTGCTAGTATGAAAGCAGGATATAAGGGTAAAGAAGTTAGAAACATGATGAGTTTTGGTGAGGCTTCTGACGCTAATCTAATGGGAGGTGGCAAGAAGTTTCCTGTTGCTATGGCTGAAAAAAGAGCTATGTCAAGAGTTGTTCTTAAAGTCGCAGGATTCTATGAGCAAGGTGTATTTGGTCAAGATGAGATAGTAGACTAATGTCTGATTGGATGGATGAGGTTCTTGATGGGAAACCATTAGAAGCAGAACTGTGGAAACTTGGCTACATTGAGAACCTCTTACATAACACATCAATACCTATAAGTGAACAAGAAGATATAATTAATTCTTTAAATGATCTTAGTGATATAGATGCAGACGAGATAATAAAAAGAATAAAAGAAAACGAAATACATTCTGACCCAAAAAATCAATACGAACAAATGAGAAAGAATGGAATGTTTAACGATAAATAAAATAAAATGAAAAATGACTATGACAAAGTAAGAACTTCAAGGAATGAGCTTGAGGCAATACTTAGAATAAGAGGAATATCTAAGCAGCGATTTGGTAGAATATTAAATATTGCAGGATCAACTATAGAAAAGTACATAGAAAACCCATATTATTTAAGATACTATCAAATGCAAAGACTTGCACGATTTTTAAACATAGAAGTAAAAGATGTTATAGATATTATTGAAATAGATTTAAAAGAAGATTCAATAGTAATTGAAGGTGAAGAAAACTTTAAGGCTGTAGAATCATTAACAAAACAAAAGAATAATGACGATATATAAATTAGAATTTACTAAAGAAAGAGACGAAATAATAAAGTCTGAAATTTCAAAAAGATATAACTTAAATTGGGAGCAAATACAATCTTCAAGTAGAGTAAGGGTAGTGGTAGATGCTAGAAGAATGTATTGTGGCATATTAAGAAATATTTTTCGATTAACTTTTCAAGAAATTGCAGATATTCTTGATAAAAATCACGCAACAATTATTCACAATTTACAACAGCATGATGCTTTTGTTAGAATTTTAAAGTCATATAAAAAAAATTATGACGATATAGAAAGAACTATGTTGTTAGATGACAATTATTATATCCACGAAGTTGCTGAAGTAGAGAGAAAAATGAACGACCTTGCTGTTAGATTAAATGATTTAATAGAAAAGAAAAATGAGTATAAATTAAAAATTAAAAACAAAACAAATGTCAGAAAAAAATTATGTAGCTAGTAGTATAAAAAAAGTAACTACTCAGTATGGAGATTTATTTAACGCAAGTTTTAAAGTAGAAGATTTGCAAAAAATAGCTAAAAAAGGTTGGTGTAATATTACAATAGCAGAAAGACGAGAGCCTTCTGAAAAGGGTGCTACTCACTATGCTTACGAGAATACTTATGAACCACCAAAAGAAGTAAAGGCAGACAAGTCTAAAGATGAGGATGATTTACCATTCTAAAAAAAGAATTAGTAGGTGATTAGTTTAGGTGAATTTGATTGTAGTACAGGCGTTATTAATATATTATATAATGATGTTATAGCTGATATTATTGTAAGAACTAGCACAATTAAAGATATGTTATTGGTAGATAAATTACAAAAAGAAAATAGTAATGCAGTAGGGTTTATACAGAAATCAATATGGGAAGATTATGTGTGGGGTGGGAAAAGAAATTTCATAGTATTAATATGTGAAGCTAATGCAGATGCTGTTGGATATGTTTTAATTACTCCTGCAAGGGGGAGTTACAAATATGCAAAAATACAACAAATAGCTGTCAGAGATGATGCAAGAAGATTACGTTATGGAACAGCTCTACTAGATGTATGTAGGCAATTTTGTGAAAAGTTTGCTAGAATAGGATTTACGCTTCGATGCAGAAAAGACTTGGAAAGTAATAAGTTTTGGAAGGGGTTGGGATTTGAAAAGTATGGGGTGTGGGAAAAGGGAAAAATAAATCACGTTGGATTTAAAGCAAGTAATGATATAAATTTATGGAAAATAGATTTGAATAAAAACATTAAAACACTTTTTTAAATGAATAAGTTTTTTGTTCCTATCTAAAATATAGGTTGGGGAGGTTAGTAATTTATTTTATTAATTCAGCGATTATACTTTGTGATGATTACAATTCCTCCCCTTCCTTTTTGACTAACTATTAACTTAAAACACTAAAACACAATGGCAAAAAGATTTACAGATACAGATAAATGGAAAAAAGGTTTTATAAGAAACCTACCTTCTAAGTATAAATTATTATGGTTATATATATTAGATGATTGTAATCATGCAGGAATATGGGAAACAGACTTTGAGGTTGCATCAATTAGAATAGGCAGTAAGATAACCGAGAAAGAAGCTGTTAAGTATTTTGCAGAGCAGATCAAAATATTTGATAATGGTAATAAATGGTTTATAGCAAAGTTTGTAGACTTTCAATATGGCACTTTAAATGAAAACTCAAGACCTCATCAAGCTGTAATTAAAGTATTAGACAAATACGATGTTTACAATATAAAAGGTATTAATCCTGATGATATTGCAGGTTTAGATATAGAAATTAAAAAGCCTACTATAAATCGTTTTATTGAGCCGACACTACAAGAAGTTTTAAGCTATTGCGTAAAGAGAGAAAATGCAGTTGAAGCAAAAAAATTCTTTAACTTTTATGAAAGCAATGGTTGGAAGGTAGGTAAAAATAAAATGAAGGATTGGAAAGCGGCTGTAAGGCATTGGGAATCAAACACTCCTAAAGATAAAACAGGTAGAAAACAATTATCTAATCAAGATTATAATAAATTTTAATATGAGAACACTAG